GATCAGAAACGAAATCTTTCTACACTGATTCAGCATTTCGAAACTGGTATGGAGACGGTAAATCGGGGTGGCGCATCAAGTATTACAAGGGTCTTGGTACTTCTACATCGGTGGAGGCTCGCGAATATTTCAAAAAAATTCAAGAACTCACGGTGAAGTTTGATGTGGATGTCATGACAGATAAATCAATCGTACTCGCATTCGATAAGAAAAAGGCAGATGACAGAAAGACATGGCTTCTCGAAAGTACCGCGAAGAATTCTGGCGATCTTGAAGTACCGTATGGTCATGTCAAGAACCTGGCCATAACCGACTTTGTTCACAAAGACCTCGTTAATTTCAGCCTCGCCGACTTGAAACGGTCTATCGCACACATGGCTGACGGACTTAAACCTTCACAGCGAAAAGTTATGTTCTCGTGTTTTCAGAAGAACCTGACTGCCGAAATGAAAGTGGCACAACTGGCCGCGTATGTCGCCGAAAAGAGTTCTTACCATCATGGCGAAGTTTCTCTCGCGGAAACGATCGTCAAGTTGGCGAACGACTATACAGGTTCGAACAACGTCAATCTTCTCGAACCTTGTGGTCAATTTGGTACGAGACTTATGGGGGGTAAAGATGCATCTCAAACGAGGTACATCTTCACGAGACTGACTAGTGCAGCTCGAAAGATATTCGACCCCAAGGATGACCCCGTACTTAATTATCTAGATGACGACGGTCGATCTATTGAACCAGAGTTTTACGTACCAGCGTTGCCGATGGTTCTTGTGAATGGTACAGAAGGTATTGGCACGGGTTTCAGTTGTTACGTACCCCCGTTCAACCCCAAGGATATCTCAACGAATATACTCAATTTCATTAATGGAAAGGGTATTCAAAAAATGAAGCCGTGGTTCAGAGGGTTTAAGGGTCGTGTATTCTACGAAAATGAAACATGGGTCACAGAGGGTATCTGGAACATGATCGGTCAAACTATCAGGGTCACAGAACTCCCACCCGGGCGTTGGACACAGGATTATAAAGAACATCTCGATACACTTACCGAAAAGAAGACTATCAGCTCATATACCAACAATAGTACAACCGAAAATGTCGACTTTGTTATTCAGGGGTACACGGGTAAAGATCTTATCAAGGACCTGAAATTGCAGAAAACAATCAGGACTTCGAATATGCATCTGTTTCACCCAACTAAGGGAATTCATAAATATGAGAGTGCTGAAATGATCCTAATGGACTTTATCAAACTTCGGAACGAGTACTACAATAAACGCAAATCCCATATGGTTAATATTCTCAAGAAAAAGGTTGAGTTGTATAATCACCGCGCAAAATTTGTTACCATGGTCATCAATGGAACGTTGGTAGTTTTCAGGCGTAAAAAGAGAGATCTCGAAGAAGAGTTATCGCACACGTTTCCGAAAGTTGACGGGAGTTATGACTATTTACTAAACACCAAGACGGTCGACTATACAGAAGAGCGAGTAGCTGCACTGCTCATGGAAGTCAAACATTCCAGGGACGAACTTAATTTGACAATGTCTACGTCACCTCTTCAAATGTGGGAAAATGATATTAAAAATATATAGACAATAGATAAGTATGGGATTGCAGGGGCCGGATCAAGGTGCGGTATTGTCCCTAAATGCTATAGGTCAACAGGATACATACCTATTGAATTCCAATCCTGAGCAATCCTTCTTTAATTACACAGCGAAGCAACATTCAAACTTTACGAAATATCACAAGAGTGTCACAGTTTCTAAACCATCTTCGTCCTCTCCCACGTGGCCATTTGGTGAAAGTGTTAAAGTTACACTAAACCCACAGAATATGGGAGACTTGTTATCAAATATGTACATACACATGACATTCCCAGCTGTTGAATCAAACTCTAATATAGCTGACCAGATCGGTCGACATGTTATAGAGAGTATTTCCATGCGCGTAGATGAGACAGAGGTCGATAAATATCACGATGATTGGGGTGTCATTTACGACGAGATGTATCTGGATGCATCTGAAAAACGTACCAAGCGTTATATGATAAACAGAAATCAAGCTGACAACGTATCACACGCAAATGACTATTCGTTATCTAGGTACAAGTCGACGTTAATGATTCCCATCCCGCTCTTCTTTTCTCGTAAATATGAAGGCGACGAATATGGATCGAATTCCCCGAATAGGCCATACTTTCCGACGTGCGCGATTCATAAACAGAAGATAGAATTTGAAATTAAGTTTAGACCAAAGACGTTTTTTACCAATTCTTCATATGCATTATCACTCGATACATTTGATCTCATCACAGAAGAAATCACATTAAGTCCACAGGAACGGACATACTTGATGACAAATAAACAAATATTCATCACTGACATAGTAAAGAAACACCCCACGGAGGAAACTGTCATAGGTAAAAATGCTGTGAAACTACAACTCGTCCCAGATATACCTGTCAAATCGTTATTTTGGTTTCTACGAAAACAGGCATACGAAGATGAAAATACACATGGAAGTCCCGGTCGCCCCGATCTGAGTATAAGAACTCGTCAAATGTCGAACAGATTTAATTTTTCATCTGCAACGTCCTACTCGATCGGTAACTCGTTTTCATCAGCGGTTTTAGACTCTGCCAAACTCTATATAAATGGTCAGGACTTACCTAATATACCAGTCGCCGATCACAATTATTTCAAGTATATCGTCCCATACAATACAAGGTTATCTAGACCCAATAGAAATATTTACACGTATGCATTCTCGATGAATCCGATTAATGTGGAACCTTCGGGAAGCTTGGACTTTAGTAAGTTGAACTCAGATCGTACATTATTAGATGTACAGTTAAAACCTGGGTTAACGGATGTCTACAACTTACATTTATATTATGTCGGATATCAAACGTTTGAATTTAGTAACGGATTTATGTCACTTGCTTATTAAAAAGTCTGTCATGATGTACACGAATGTAGTCGACAATCTTATTCCTGATACACCACCTGATGAAGTTCAACTGTGCTACAGTCGTATGAATTTCATCAGTTGTACCCGGCACGTTGTACACGATCTTGTCTGCACGACAAAATGGATCGAATAATTTTTTACTGTATCCATCTAAACTTGATTTATAAGCACAGTGTACACTGAAAATCCGACCATCGTTTGTTTCGTAAGATAGGTTGTGCTTCTTGGAGTAATTGGTAATAAACCATTCTAGGTTTCGTAGAGAAATACCTCCACTCTTGTTCAAAAGTTCGATTAGCGTAGCTCTATTTTCTGGTACAGTGTAAAAATTATTTATAGATGATAATAGAATAGTCGATTTATTCATATTAAAATATAGAAGGCAAATCTCTAAATTCATTTGCAACCTCTCTTTTTTCACATGCCGGACACCCTTCGACAAAACCAGATGGAAACGGATGTGTGTGTCTTAGTGGACCCCTTGGCATGAGTATAGGAGTAGATGGTCGTGGATCATCTACATGTAGGCAACAGTAGCCGTCACGAATTGCCTTATTAGTACATAGCTTACCATTTTTACGTATACCTAGACATCGCTTGTCATTTTCGGGTGCGAGGTCGCGCCGAACGTTTTTAATAGGAATTGAGTACAGGGATGACACCCTTTCTACAACTTTACAAACGTATTCATGTTTCTCTTGTTCCAATTTCGCGACGATAGATTTATGTTCACTTTTCAACATACTCATCTGTTCTTTGTACTTATCGACCGTTTCTCGAATAGTACGGATATGCTGTTCTTTGTGATCATGTACAGCTTCCTTCAATCGCTCAGAAAACTGTTCCTTTTGCTCACGCGTCTGTTCTTTCGTTTGTTCACGAATTTCCTTCTCGCGTTCATTGATCTGACGCCGGGCTTCTTTCTGTATCAGACTTTCGATCTGTTCAGTAATACTACCTACCATGTATTATCATGGGGTCTTTTTTTTAAATATATCACTCAGTAGTAATTGATCATTACCAGGCTTCGACACAACCTTCCCCTTTTTCTTTGGTGGTTTAGCTCGCAGAAGCAGTTCTCCGAAGATGTCATCCTTTACGTTTTCGAATAGCGGTTCGAGTAAGTCACACACTGGATTGAGGAATTTGTTAAGGAAATAGTAAGGATAATCGATTGGTAGATTATGTTCCCGTGCATATACGGGATCTTCTGATTTCTCGAATGCACGCGCTTTAGGGTCGTCGGTTTTGACTAATATATACGGTACCCTATCACCGGACTGAGGTTCAGAACCAGGTTGTCTTTCGCGCATTTTTCTCACCACCTGAACATGTGCCTGGTTAATATTTCCAATCTCCGCACTTAATACGGAAACATTCTCACCTTTCACTTTGTAAGTGTCCGATAACCCCTGACTTAAAATTAACTTATCGTTTGGTACATCACCTTCGAGCAGTTCAAGTGCCCGTTTCCGAGCAAGTGCTTGAGGAGCTGTGGTATCACTACTATCCAATACGACATCTAGAAGTTCCTTACAAACCTCTCTGAGATGAGGCGTGTTATCACGTCTCACGAGTTGCAAACCCTTGACATCGATATAATCCATGTTCATTTCACCATTCTTACCCTTTGTCCATAGTTTAGCAGCGTATCTCTTCTTTGAATAGAGGAAATAGGGGCAGTATACCTTTTCAAGCTCTAGATTGTTAGGAGCCTTGAATAATTTCGTACATTCGTCTGCAGCCTTTTCACCCAATTCCCAACTATACTCAATAGCTTCCCTGCCAGTACGTTTTCCTACATCAAATTCAATCATAACACTATCAGTGTCACCATACCTCACTTTAGATCCGGGATAATGCGTTTCAACATAATTCTTTGTATCATCAATCATACTACGCCCTTTCATCGTCGTAGTAGATGCTATAGCTACACATGGAAGAATACCCTTAGATGCACCTGTAAATCCGTACACAGAGTTCATTGAAATTTTATACGCGAGCTGTTTACCGTTGTACATCTGTTTCGTAGCACCCGTTGAATTCGCCATGTCTTTTTTAGCCTGCTTTCTAAACAGTTTCAACTCGGAGAGAATACTCGGTAAAATACTTGGTACATTCTGTGCGAATGTATGTTCACCGAAACGTTCATATTCTATACCAGGTAAATTGTCATATTTCTTGTCGCGAACAAGCGTTGAGTAACATAAGTTATGCGCCATCATGATAGATGGATACAGACCCTCGAAATCTAGAGCTGTGATTGGTGTGTAGTATGCACCAGATTGCGCCTCGAGTACAGTAGCTCCAACATAGCCAGTATTGTCGACATGACCGTATTCATATGTGGGAACTTTGAACCCCATTTCACGCGCTTTTTTTGTCAATTGACTGAAAACCTTGATTTGCTGTCCCCTCTCAACCAAATAACTCAACGGAACCCATGTCGCCTTGGCCATCTCTAATAAGTTCATAAGTGTTGATAGTTTAGCTATCAGCCTATGAGGGAGTAGTGTATCTTTAATACAATACTCTGCAACTTCGCGTAATTCGATTGGGTCTTCACGAACAAATCGTGCAAACATTTCTTTCGGAGCCATATCTATTTTCTGATCCCCCAAATAAATTTGCGAAACGTTGTTGAGTTTATACGAATCTAATTTATACTCTCGCTTAACCTCATGAAACAAATCAAAAATAAATCGCCCGGGCATGGGTACGAGTTTCAACTCGTTATCGCCTAGCGCACTTGATGACAGTTTTTTACGTGTCATTGTACACGTGTGATCTCTGAGTTTACTCATTCGATAAAACGCGAGAGGACAATTATTTACCAAACCACGCTCCATTATGTATTCTAAATCAAAGCCGAAGATGTTCCAACCTGTTATGATATCTATATCATGTTCATTGATATATTCACTAAATCCCATCAGGAGATCACGCTCAGATTTATAACTCACGATAGAACATCCATCAATATTCTTGTCAGTATCTTTGTAACATAAGCATGTCTTTTCGTATGGTTCATCTTCACCGAAACGCAAAAGTGAAATAGCGATCTGAAAACAGGCATCGCCAGGTACAGAAGGACTAGGAAACTTCCCAGTAGAACTATAACACTCGATATCAATAGATGCAATTACAAATGGTGCGATTTCTGTAGTATCAAGAGGTTTCAATTGCCTCCAGTCGTTACACTGCAAATCAATCTGCACCTTTGTATGGTATGCACGTTCGCATACATCGGTCGTATCAATCCACCCAGTCGATTGAATACCGGTACGATGCATAAGACGTAGTACAGGATCCACATTAGCCTCGAAAATTTTCAATTTATTGGATAGTCCAGTTATGTTTTTACGCAAACGATTACTAATATTACGCCTTGACATGAGATTTTGGCAATGAATTTGCAGGAAAAAACTTGTCACCCCGTTCTGAAACCCTTCCATATCTTTAGCCTCAACAACGTCCATGTTAACGATATCTGGACAAGTCCGTTTGACGTATTGGATCACCGAATTCGGTGTCATAGTTCCCGGCACCTTGACAAAAAAATAGGGTACAAACTTTGTCGTGACACAGACGGATTCACCCTTAATCGTTTTACCAAAAATTCGTATGATATGATCGTCATTTTCGTCACGGGCATCCCAGGTGAGAACTTGAAATTGTACCATCTGCTTAGCAAGTTATAGAGCTAAAATTTTAATATCGTTTATTAATAAATGTCTGCTGCGTTGATCGATCTTGTATCGAAGGGTGCTCAGGATGTATACATCACCGGAGAACCTCAGGTATCTTTTTTCCATCAGAATTATAAACGTCATACGAACTTTTCTATCAAACCCGAACGCCTCGATTACGTAGGTACATTCGGTCCGGGTAATGAAGTTGTTGTCCCCCTACGCACGAAGGGTGACTTACTTAGTTACATCTGGATAGAGGCGACCAGCATCGGAGCTACCAATGACAGTACTACAGGTTTCTTTAGTACGAACGACCCTACTACGACCGAATTTTCCTTATGGATTGGTGGTCAGGAAGTCACCAAGCTTGACTCTCTTTTCATCCAGGGTGTGCACAATGTTTTGTACAAACAGGATCAGGCTAAGGCTTCTTGTGCGGTGACACTCGACGAAGTTCCTGAAAATGCCGTAGGTGTTTCTACATACGCTGATCATTACATGATCCCGTTCTTCTTCAGTGAGGATTGGACAAAGTCTCTCCCACTCACAGCGCTCCAATTCCACCAGGTGGAGTTGCGTATTAGGTGTCGCTCGGGTACATTCTCACCCGGTAGCACACCCAAGGTGTACGGTACGTACGTGTACCTGGATACAGAAGAGAGGGAAATGGTCGTAAACCACGAACACGAACTTCTCATCACGCAGACTCAGTATCAACCCATGTCGGCGTCCGATGTTGACGTGGATCTTACGTATTTCAACCACCCTGTGAAGGCCCTGCACGTTGTTTCGTCTATAGCTGACGGTACCACGTGGTCTACAAACTGGTCGTTTGACGACTCGACACTGTATATCAACGGCACACCACTGTTCGAAAACACAAGTGCGACGTACCACCATAACGTCGTTCCCGAAATGCACTGCTCGATACTCGCTCCCAACGTGTTGAACACTACATCTACGTTTACATGGCCATTCTGTCTGACTATGAACAAGTCGCAACCTACAGGTTCGCTCAACTTCTCGCGCATTGATAATGCTAAGTTAGTTCTCAATGGAACCACGAACAGGCTCGGTGCGATTGTTCGAACATACGCTGTCAACTATAACATCCTGAGAATTAAGGATGGTATGGGTGGTGTAGCGTTCGCGAATTAAATTTATCCAGAAGATCCAAATCCGCGTGTACCGCGTTCAGTATCTTCAATAGTTGCAACCTCCTCAATGGGAGGTGTCTCACATTTTTCCAAAATAAGTTGGGCGATACGATCCCCTTGTTTAATCTCGAAACGTTCTCCTCCCTGATTAAACAAAATCACCTTCAACTCACCTGTATAATCAGGGTCAATGACACCAGCTCCAGTCTGAATTCCATGCTTTACAGCAAGTCCAGAACGAGGTGCGATGCGCCCGTATACACCAATTGGGATAGTAGCCGCGATACCAGTGTTCACGATACCACGTTCCATTGGTGGGATATACATATCGATAGTACTATACAAATCATATCCGACCGACCCAGGGGAAGCCCGTGTAGGAATGATAGCATTAGTAGAAAGTCGCTTGATGAGAAGCTTCATATACATTTGATAAGGTGGAACTCTTTATATCATTTACAAAAGACGTGGAGTGATGGTTGTGGGTTCGTCTGATACAACTGCGTATTTTACGTGGTATGCGATGAATAGTCCGTTAAGAAAGAATGAAAGCATCATCAAGATTTTAAAACCGAATTGCTGTCGTAAGTCTGAACGACACATTTCTAATTCAAGATCGTAATCCTGTTTCACTTCCCTGACATCTTCACGAAGGTTACGCAAGTCGGAAATCACTTTGTCAAAATCAGTATCCATTTTATAAATGTACACGGGAAACACTTAAGT